AGTCGCATTGATGCCGTATGGCAAGATGCCCAAGAGATCGCAAAGTTTCTTCCAGTCTTCTAGATTGAACTTAGCCCTGTTATTGACCTCGGCATACGCACTGATTTCTAATGCGCGTTTAATTGCGGAGCGAGCATTACCTCGCACTGTCTCAGCGACCGTAGCAAGGACGTTATCACCAAAAGTAATCCAGTCGAGTTTCTTCTGGATGATTCCAGCCAACTCTTTTCCGTTGTATGGTTCGAAGTCAAGCTGAGTGAGACGGTCCTTGAAAGGAGGAAACAATTTATCCAACTCTGTAGTAGCAAACAAGAAAGTCTGCCTTTGGAAGTCGAACAGGAAACTGTTTTCACCAAATTCAAATCGTTTTGTCTTGGCACCTTCGATATTAAAGATGGTGAGAAACGCCATCTCTAAATCTTTCGGTAAGGCATGAGCCTCGTCCAGCAGGACGGTCACATCCTTGTCCAGAATCGCAGGAATAAAAACCTGTTCAAAGAACTGCTCTGCATTACGAATGGTAGAACAATTAATTTCGATCATGGGTTTACCCAGAGACTTAGCAAATGCTTTTGCAAACTCTGTCTTACCTAGACCCTTTGCTCCATTGAACAGAAGAAAAGGAAGTGTGCCAGTAGCACCCTTAGCTTTACTGTAGAAGTGGAGGCGACTCTTGAGGGTATCTTGTCCGATAAGACCCTCAAACATATCAACGGTTTCGTTCATTACTCAAATGTATTAACAGAGAACTCAATCTTCTCTTCTGGTTGCTCGGGAGCAGAGGCAGCAGAGAGTGTCTTGACAGGAGCAGGAGCAACGGTCAGACCAACCTCATCCATCCACTTCTTGGATACAACAATAGCAGCATCGGGTCCGAAGGAATCCAGTAGGTCACCAAGTCTAACCCTAGTGAATGATGTTGATCCCTTGGGGCGACCCCGCTTCTTAGGTGTTTCGTTCATATGGGGACACTATATACTAGGGAGATGGGGGTGCAAGCATTTTTTTGCCTTAATTCGATTTTTTTTCCACCAGAGGAGAGTGTATATAATAGTATGAATCTTATTGTAGTTTCTGATTTGACTACAAACGAAGGATTATATTTTCGCTATCTAACAATGCTTACTACTATTGACCTCCGATTGGATGTCCTAGTAGAGACGCAACAGCAACAAAGAGATTATTACTTTCGTTTGTTAAAAAGAAAAGGATTATACGATTACGTGCGCGACATGGTAACGCCAGAGGAAAGAGAAGAAGGAATAAGATTAGATACGGAGAGGAACTTTCCCCTAACTATAACCGCAGAAAATATTTCGTGCGTTAATGTCATGAGCTTAATCTTACAAATTCAATCGTTAGTTTCCGTAAAGAAAAAAATATAAAGTTCGATTAAAAAATCTAATCACTTATTTGGAAAAATATCATTCGATCTGGGGCTTTTCCGCGCCTGTTTATTTGGGCCAAATCATTCGATCTGGGCTTTTTCCTGAGATAGATGATCATATTCCCACTCGGCAGAAACTCTAACTATTCCATAGCGTAACCAACGCAACAATGCATGGTCAGATAAAGTTTCACCAAAAGTGCCACGACGAGGTGGCAAATAAAACCAACCGCTTCTATCTCCTGCTTCCTCGGGTGGTAAATCTGGGCGGGAACCAAAGACTTCACTTCTGTAAACAATTTTAGGGCTACTTGAGGGCCATGAAATCTCAAAAATTGGATTACCCCACTCGTTAAGACCTAACCTTGCAGATACATCGGGTGCTGGTGGAGTGTTGCTCAGTTTATTTTTCGTTGGAGAAACGCCCACAGGGGGTTGTATCCAGATATAACCCTGCTTACCTCTTCTGTATACAAAGAACGCAGAGGGTAACTCTACATGACCATAATCGCCATCTGGTGAGTTTGTTTTCTTCCACTCACCATCAAAATAATATTGCTCCCATTTACCATCAGAGTTATCGAACCCAATCGAATCACCATTAACACCTTTACGGAAGCTGTGAGAGTTCTCTATGTCACATTCATCTAACCTCAAAGGCCAAGGGGTTCCTCTATTGACGATGTTGTAACCATTTTTAATGTTTAAAAATTTAGGGGAAGCATTAACATTTCCTCCAAAAACTAACAACCAATCTCTTTCTTGTCTAGATTGTAGAAAAAATCCCCCATTTTCAGGTATAGCAACTCGGGATGCATCAGTGTCCCCGAAACCAATAGCCTTCCAACCCCTTGTCATCGGGGGTATTTCGGTAGTTAAGTCTTGGTCATTGTAGTATATCCCCAACCAAGAACCGTCATCACGCCAAATCCATATTATATCTGCCTCTGTCGGATTGTTGCTATCAAATCCAAACGTAGGACTCTTTAAACCTGCTGCGTTTTCAAGGCCAAAAGCTTGTCCTATAGTTCTTACTAATCTACCGTGAGGCTGAGTAGCCACATTTATACCTATTAAATTATAAGTATTTGCTCTTACTATTTCTGAATGAAACCCAAATAGGTTAGATTTAGATTCTTGAGATAACCCTAAAGATGAAAATGTAACAACAAGTAGGCTCGCTATGGTAGATAGTAGCTTGATATATATATTTACACTATCTAGAGGGGTGTCTAAAAAGTATATTTAAATCTATCGCAATCTTCTTCGAAGATCGAGTAGATCATATCCGCTGTTTCTTGATTATAGTAATCTTTATAAGGCGTATGGTCAGTTGAATTGTCATGAGGTAAGTCACAATTTATATTTTTTATGTTATAATTCCTTATCATGTCACTAAAATCCCGCCTCAAATTCTCAAACCTTAAAACTTCATTGACCTCAACGCCCCCATTAACCCATTCTATTTGCTTAAAAGCGGGGAGAAATGAGCGATCATGCTCTCTATTCTTGAGGGTTGCACAAAACTCACCAAAAGAAAGCTTATTACTTAGGTTGAATACGTTCCCTAAACCTAATTTGCGACCGAAATGATACATGGATACCACCCTGTCCCAAGGGTTTCTGCATACAGCAAAAGAAAAGCAGTCAAGTTCCAGCGGACTGATTACCTTAAGTAGTTCGTGAGGTCTAGCATGAGTGGGATCAAAGAAATTTTTATATATATTATTATCTACAGACTTCTCTAGTTTCTCCTCATATTTTTTAACGATATTCCTATTTCCCAAATGCCTGACTATAGATGAGCTTGCATTTTTAGGAATGCGTAAAAATAACAAATAATTAGTATCAACCGAAGAGGTTTGTAGAGAAGCTTTTAAGAAATCTAATAATGGGTCTTTCATCTAATCGGATTCATAATCATACATCATAATAAATCCTTCGCCATTGCACTGCACACCCATTACGTTGTAACCAATCCACTCCTCCGCTTCCTCAAAAGTCATACCTTGTTTTTCGAAAACTTTAACCACTTTACTGTAGTCATAGATAAGCAATCCACTATCAGATACACCTGCTATAGCGTCCTCTAAGCCATGCAATATTAAAGCTCCGTCTTTAAGCATGGAACCAAGATGGTGTGTCTCTCTTACTCCACTTAGCGAAGTAAGCCTTCTCCCCGTTGTAGTATGCTCTATATGCAGTAACAGAACAATCGTTTTTGTATTGTTCTGGCATCGCTTGTGCGAACTTAGTCAATCCCTTGCTAGGTAAATTAAGTTTGTTGTAATTAAATTCACACCACTTAATAGTATCAGAAGACTTATGAACCTTACCGTAGCGTCTAGTATACTCTCCGCACATAGCGTTAGCATGATCTAGCAACCACTCGTAGTTCTCTGCTGACTCTCTAGCCCACTTAGTGCAAGGATGATTGTAGAATGCCCTCTTGTATGGTGCATCACCATTAGGAAACACAGCACAGAGCATCTGCGCTGATTCTAAAATCATTTTAACAACGTGCTTATCGCACAATTGTTGTGCGGCGGTCTTAGGGTTGGTATCTACTGCAAATATATTCATACTTTTGGTAGGTGCAGTGGGACTTGAACCCACACTGGACGGATTTTAAGTCCGTTGTCTCTGCCAATTGGACTATGCACCCGTCTTTTTATTTATCAACTTTGTCGTAATGAAAACCATCATTACCGTTGCGAGCGATAATGTCAATACGTTTTTGACCTTCAAGCTCTTGTTCTTCAGTCAACAATTTGGTATTTTCTGGTTCGATCTGGGATCTTTCCTCCAGAAGCATGGCTTTAGCCAAGATAGCATAGTTAACTATATCATCACAAGCATCTTCTACAGTTTCATTGGGGACAGATAGTTTGCTGTCATTGGTGAACGAATAGATTCTTTTTATTTTGTCGATTACGCGGAGAAGCAAGCCCTGCACGGGGTGGATGTCCAGTATTTTAGATGCATTAAAATTAGCGAAGGGATCGGTAGCATTTCTACCACCAGTGTAGTCGCTGTTTTTCTTTTTCATGATTGCCCTGCAAGCCTTACAGGTATCATCGTGGAGTTGTAATAATTGTTTTGCATTCATTTACTTTTATAAAAGTTTAATGTCATTTTACGTAATTCACTTAAAAAGAAAGAATATCCTTTTGAGTATGGTAAATCAACAACGCCACTGTTTAAAATTTCTGCTTTGGTGAGATAACCGCAAAAAGAATAATTTTCTTCGTCCCAAAACTTTATGGCTACATAATAATCGTCATCATGGAATTCAGATTCTTTTATCATCATCCTAATTCTTTTTTTGCCATGACTATCAGGCGGGATAGATTTTATTTCTATTTTTTTAGAGCCAATTTTAGAATCGTATTTAGGAGTGTTTACTTGGTCCTTAGTAAATAAAGGGGGAAAGTCAAGAGGCTCATCAATGATGCGGTGAGCCACATGTTTTCGAAACAGCAATTCACCTAATACCCCCCAATACTCATCTGCATATTCGCCCTTCTCTGCATCTTGCCAATGCCTTTTCGATCCGTAGCTTCTATGATGATCCCGTCTTTTTTTTGCCGCTTCTAGTGCAATCTTTTTTTCTTCAGCATTTACGCTGTATACTTTATAATTATCCTTGAGTAGTTCTCTATTTTTCATTTGTCCTCGTCCTCTTCAAGAGGCATTGATTCTAAAGACTCCATCATCTTATCCATCTCCTCCTTGGTGGGATAGCGGACCTTATCCTTGTCACACTCGGGAATTGTCCCCAGCCAGCAAATAGTTTTTTCTTCCTCTTTCATTATTTGTCTTTTACAAATTTACCCCCAACCATTTTGCCAGTTCTGTTTTTGATCTCATCGTAAGCTTGTTGCAAACAATCAGTAGTGTCCAAGTCTATCATCCTAGCTGCGATAATAATCGTTACCAACATATCACCGATTCCATCGGCAACCTCTTCCTCTGCTTTTTTAATTGACTTTTTATCAAGAGCACAGCAGTAATATTCTTTTACTGCAAGAATCGTTTCTTCAAGCTCTTCTTGTGTCTTGTCTAACTGAGCTAAAACATCGCCATTATCAAAAATGCCTCGATCATCTGCCCAGTCAATGACTTTGCCTACTAGTGTGTTGTATTTCTCCATTATTTTAGTGGTTTCTTAGCTAAATGAGTCGATGAAATGCTATACTCTGTTGAGTATTGGTTAGCTTTCGCTATTGAGGTAAAGGTAAAACTATCCTGCGGAGAGGCGGGGCCTCCATATCCATACTCTTCATCAACCATGTCCAACATTTTTTCGAGTTGGTATTTAGTTAGAGTCACCGTCACTGGTATTTCTTTTTCCTTTTTATTCTCATAGGAGACGGTGAGTTTTTCAAGCACAGGTTTCTTTTCTGGCTTTAAGATGGCCGCAGCAGCAACAACGCTGCCACAGAGTAATATAAACAATAATGTGTTTTTCATTGGATTAACAGGTTAACAATTTCTTCATCGGTAAAAAGTTCTGGATACATGCTCGCCATTTTTAAATATTCGTCTGGAGTTAACTCAGCATCAGGAACAACAGGCATCTTCCTTTTCGCTCTCTCATACTCTTTGGGAGTAGGATATATCTTTCTCGGAGGTTCTATCATTTGCCTTGCTGCATCCCTCTCGATCATAAGACGCAAACAGGTGCAAACTAAAGTAATCATTACCCCAAGCAAAACACCAATAACAATGCTTTTCATTATCTCTATCTTTCTTTTACTAATCTTCATAAGGTATTAGTTGTGATCCTTTTGTTTCATTCTTTTAATGTGACGTTCCCATATGTCATCATTTTCCACGGAATAAAGTTTACGCCTCTCAACCTCTAGACAATTACGGTAAATCAAAAAGGGGAAGGCTATCAAGTTATTAATAAAAGCCACTATCGCAATAAATAAAGCAATAACAACCCCCACTGTCAAACCAGCAAGTAAAGATAATATAAAATAAATAACCTTCATGACAAAACAAAACTAATAAAAGCTATTAAACATATGGCTATTATTAATAAATAAATAGCACTCTCCAATCTAGACATTCTAGAACAATGTGGATGGGTTGGATACCTCCTCCTCTGGGAAGTATTTCGCCAAGGCATCAAGTCTATCGTCAGCAGAAGCCAGCAATTCAAGAGCCTCATTTGCATTGTCCCAGAAGTCGCTGGTGGAGTGATCACCAATTCCAGCTGCATTCTCAGACATGATCTCTAGACTGAGTAGGGCTTTGCTTTTGTCTGCTTCAGCCAGAGATTTCAGCATTCTATATAGTTCTGGTTTCATTTTTTTTTGATGAGTTCTTCTGTGTCAATAGCGCACCCGTCTAAGCGATAGAGAAAATAATTAGCGTTATCCAGGCTGCTACAATTAATATCTATTTGAATACGTCACTATTATAGTGATTGAATATACAGAGTCAAGAGAATTTTTCAAGAATCCAGAAAAAAGTGTAACTTAGAGAGGAATGTCTAGCGTTCATACACTTCTTCAAGAAATCCATTCAAGCACGGGGGTGGAATCAGGAGATTGGAGTGGGTTTCGACATCGCGTAACAGGATATTATCTTGTAAGTGGAACAACAACAAAAGAATTGGAAGCTTCACACTTAATAAGGGAATATAACAACCAAGTAAACTTGCGCTATAAAGCTTGGACGGGAGCTTCACCTGTGACGACAGGGCTATTCATAGAACCGTATGATGACGGATTTCGTTATTTAGGAACAGGGGGGTTTCGTGATTACCCCTAAACTTCCTCTAAGGGAATATTATACTTAGAGTAAGGCAGAAACCAATGCTCACAAGATTGAAGAACATCTTTTAGTAAAACCATTGACATCATATCTTTTCTTCCTTTGCGCCGATACCCTTTATAGAGGCATTCATCCACTCTATTTACAGTGTCTCTTAGGTCACATTTTTCTTTAGCTAGATTAAATAGGTCCACATTTTTAGCGTGAAGAAAAAAAGCCCCTAAATCAAAAGCTATCCACAAAGGGGTTCCGTTTTCATTGCACCATCCCGTCTTTCCATTAACATTTAAAAACTCCAGTAGGATTTTACCTTCACGGGTTGAGTTTTTTAATCCTTTTAAATCAACAGTTTCACCGTTTACTACAAAGTCTACATGACCTATGTCTTGGTTTTTTCCCGTCTTTTTAATAGTTAAACCCGCACAAAGGCACGAATGATGATATCTCTCCGTAGATTCATCCATTAATTTTTGAGTATGGGCTACATGTGTAGAACCCGATAAACCCTTCGCCTTATCTGATATCATTAATTACAGTATAGAAGAATAATTGATTAAGGCAACACTAATATACGCCAAAACCCCCATCCCGCGCAGGATGGGGGAATGTCTAGGGAGTAATCCGTAGATTAGTCCGTAGATTTCTGCTTGGCTTTCCCAATGTTTAACGCAGCCCAGTCAATAAATTTGTAGACTTTAGACCACAAAGACCCCTCTTTAGGGGTTGGGGTGGCAGCAGCAACGGCAGATGCAAGAGCAATTGCGGCTGTTACTACGCCAAACCAAGGGTTATCTTGAACTAGTTGAAGAATAGTGTCCATGCCACATATTACACTAAATTAAGCAGAAGTGTGTAGCTAGATCCTTTAAATTTTGCAAAAAGAGCTAACCTAAGGAAACAAAAAATGTGATTCTTCTTGTGTTTTTTTATCATCACTATGCAACCACCTTTCATGAGAATCTTCAATGATATGCATAGCGGTAGCTCGACTTTTCCACTGACCCACCCTTGTTTCTGAGTTCCTATCTATTTTGTAGATCTTAAAAAACTGCCTATATATTTTTAAATGCTCCTCCTCTATATCTTTTAATGTTTTATATTTGTCGGCAGGTGACCAATGGGGGACAGCAATAATCTTATTATCTACTTCCCCTCCATCTAAAAACTCCAAGACTCCTAACACCCTGCATGAGACTAAACTCCCCCTATCAATAGGATCGTGGTTAAAAACCAAAACATCCAATGGGTCGTTATCCAAGGCAATTGTCTGAGGAACAAAGCCATAATTAATTGGATATTGAAGAGATGAAACCAAACACCTTTCTAATACAAAGATATTTAACTTTTCATCATACTCATATTTAGTATTAGTTCCCTTGGGAATCTCTACTATACAATTGAGGTGGACAAAGTTGTCGCTAGTAATAGGAATGTCATCTACAAGATTCATTTCATTCTACCTTGACCTCTATATTTTTTCTTATAAAGCTTGCTAGATTTATTATTAGTGTGCTTACTCTTAGAGTGAACACCTTTATTTCGAACTCTTTTTTTGAGAGAGTATGATGATGTGGATTTTTTAGCCATATTTTAAAGTAAAACGTAAGTGGGGGCAATATCTTCTAGTTCGTCACACAACCTTTCAATTTCAGTTCTATCCATTTCCTCGCTAAAACTTTTTAGTTTGCTAACTTCCCAGCAGAACTTTTGATATTCACTGCTCTGCATTCTTTTTTCCTTGGTTTGATTATCATGGATAAAAGCATCAAAGACTTCATATCTAGTAGGATCAATACACTTTTCAATAGGGTCAAAAACAGAATGACCCACAACATAATTGAAGATATCCTCTCTTCTTATCTTGATCTTAAGCTTGTCCATTTACCTATTATATAGGAAACAATAGCTTAATCTACAGAATTCTTATTCTACTGCGAATTTTTGAAACGTGGCGGTTTTTTTCTAAGACAGAACCGCCCTCCCTGCTGCCAGCCCCGTTGGTATTACCCTCGATAGTTTTAACGTAACCGCTTGAATCTACATCGGCTACAGCTAAACCAATATGGGAAAAACTAAAAACAACTATGTCACCAGCTTTGATGTCTTCGTTTGTAGGCTTCCTCAACTCTACACCATTAGTAGCTTGTTTTTTAGCCCAGTTTTCAAAGTCCCAAGCTCCAGCAGTCTGTGGACGGTTAAATGCAACAGTCTCTCCCTCTATTGATTCCCTAACTAGCCAGCATATAAACGCAGCACACCACGGCCAGCCCTTGTCAGGATCTAACCATGTGGCAGCTTTGTATTCATCAACCCTTGGCCCACAGTTACTACCATCAACCTCAGAGACTCCTATTTCTCTCCTAGCGAGAGAGACCATTTTTTCTGGTATGGTGCTACCAGAGGCAACAGGTTCCTTGGTAGATAGTTCAGCTAAGATAGCATTCCATGTCACAGGGCCGTCTGCTCCATCAGCAGAAACACCTAAAAGCTTCTGGACAGCTTTAACTACTTCTTTTTTCCCTTTAAAATTCATCTACACCTCCTACTAAATGATGCACACACTGACATTACAATCGAAAGAACAACCGTTAAAATCATAAAATTTCTGTATTCATCTATTCTGCAATATAAGTCCTCAGACTTTCTTTCATTATAATACATCTTAGTATCCATAATATTATTGATAGCCTCGATAGTTGGATCGGTCATTGTATACATGTGAGGAATGGAAGCTTTAATACTATTAACGTCTTCTTTATTTCCCCACTCGATCAACTGACTAACATAAGAGCTTATTTTCTTCTCTTGCTCAAAAACAAAATCTGCATACTCAGTCTCATCGGGAGTAATATCTTTCTTGTATCCCTCTAGATATTCATCTTTATTTGCGCTTTCCTCCTCTAGAACCTCAACCATTTCACTAGGAGATATAATACCGTGGGAAGTTTTTATCACAGAATCTACAATAATTACACCATACCAATCAAAGCACATTCCAATCTCCATGATAGAGGATTCTGATTGGCGAGCATTTTCTGCTAGGGTATTATTTATATCTTCTGTAAGAGTTGTTCCTCTCCAGCCAAACGTTAAACAAATTGCCGCTAGGCAATAAACTATGAACTTGGGTCTCATTTTTTAATAAATTTTTCTGGGTTTTTAGCAAACCTCTCCCCTAATTTAACGATACCACTAATCACCTCGGGGCTAACCACGCCAATGATACCATAAGTAATAGCTTTCGTAAGGGAAGATACATCAGTTTGTTCTAAAATAAACCAAGCTACACCAGCGGCAATAGCTGCTGTTAATATTCGTTTTAACTGCTGTTTACATGACAGTTCATTGTCTCCCGACAAAAGCCTAGCCAACATCGCAGCAGCGCCCACCAGCGGGACTAACCATCCTCCGTTAAGAAACTCCTTTAAAATAGACTTTTCGGGTTCCATGTTTCTTTATTTACACTTAATACAAAAAAAGCCTCCCCAAAAAGGGAGGCTTTTCTTATTATTTGTTGGGGGGTTACAATCAGAATTTGTAGTTAAACCCTGCACCTACGACCCAATCGTTGTCGAGAGAGTAGGCAGATCCATCTACATCATTGTGGTTATAAGAAACTTTTGCACCTACAGAAACATTGTTACCGAAATCATAATCAGCAGAAACCCCCACCTCTACTGCGTTGTAATCGTTAGCAATATTTACAGCAACAAATGGACTAACGGTAAGATTCTCTACAGGAACAGCAAAGTCACGGGAAACAGTGATTTCAACTCCATAAGAAGCATCGGTCCCTAGTTCATGCCAGAAAGTAGCATTCACATCTGCCCATTCATGAGAGTAGGTTAGACCAAGACCAGCTTCCTCCCAACCTCCGTAAGAAGATTCGATTTGCTGAAGATAAATCTCTGCTTCAAGGGATTGACCAAGCACAGTTACTGGACGCGCCCAAGAAATCGAGAGGTCAGTGTCAGTTCCTCCGTCAGCATCGTAGATATCAACGCCAACCGAAGCAACCCCACCTTCAAACGAAGTGCCAAGAAGCACGGAGTAACCCAAAGAATCTTCCCTGACAGCCAACCCGCCACTAGTGGAAAGATTGCTGTAAGAAACGCTAGCATCCACAGAAATGTTTTCTGCAAGATCTACAGCGCTAATACCTGCGTTACCAATGGTAACGCCCAACATTGTTACAAGACTAAACAGTAATGTCTTCATATTTATCTATTATCCAAGTTTTTGACTGGTTGTCAACTCAATTTTACACATTCTATGTTATAAAAGTCAAAAATCTCCAAAGCTTTCCTGTCTCGTTCATATTCCTGACCATAAATTACCTTGGGAATGTTATAAGAGGCTATCAGGGTAGCACAGGAGGCACAAGGTAAGAGGGTAACCGCCAGTAAACCCACTTCCCCTCTTTTTACCAAACTCAAACAGTTAGCTTCAGCATGGATCATATATGGTCTCCTGTCTCTTCTAACTGCCCAAAAAAGTTTATCTACTTTTTTACCAGCAGCTAAACCGTTGTAACCAACAGCCACCACCATATTTTCTTTATTTAAAGCACAAGCTCCAACCTTCATAAAGGGGTCTTCACTGCGTTGAGAAGCAGCCTTGGCTAAATCCAAGGCATATTCATCCCATGAGATCCTCTCATTAGGAGGACTATGATAAACTTTTATTGCCATATTCTAGCAACGCGACAACTATTTTTATTTGGAATAGATCTCTCTTTCCAATCTGCGGTAACGAGCGTCTGAATGCCACACCTCATCAGTTTGAGGCGTATAAATACCGTCTTTCGTTTCAATCGGGCTTGCCTTCTTGAGTCTTAGAGTAGAAGGCTGATAGATGTTCAAATTGCTGACGTTCGGAAAGGAGCTGCTTCCGCAAGAGGTCAGCCCGATCAGCATTATTGTTGCCCCCGCTATCCCTAAGCTTTTCAATTTCCTTGATAAGATTGCCTTCTCTTTTGCGATGTTCATTGTAAAGATCATAATAAAACTTTTTATTTTTAAGACTTAAAAATAACTCTAAAGATTTTAAAACAGATTTAATTAAGGATAACATAATTAGTATTATGTCTTTGCGTCTTTCTTGAAATTATAAATTTCTTCCTCTTCCTCTTCGTCTTCCAATACTGCCGTTACCGACCCGTGAATTTTTTTGGCGCAATCAATCGCCCAATCAAGGGAGCCATCTAGAGTTGTCCCATAGCTGTGATGGTAATCCCCCTTACGGTTATAAACTCTGTAAAGAACTCTGTTATTTTTCATTTTTTAGGAATAAACTCAAACGCTATTCTGCCAACATTTTCTTCGTCGTCAGAAAGAAGTCCATGAACTAAAACACGGTCAGGATAAAAGTCAACCCCTTTTTCGTCAAAAAGATAAGTTTTACCCTTTAAGCTTAATTTTCTCACTACCCCATGCTTTACCCTTTTAGTTTCCCCTAAGAGAAACTCTTCATCCATGAGGGGTTTTGTTGTTTCGTTAGCCCCAATAACTTTAAATGTAACCTTCATTGCATCTCTATCACACCAGACAATGGTATTATTGTCATCATTAAAGATGATAGCTGTTTTGTCATATTTTTCAATCCATTTTTTGTAAGTCTTAACTTTAAAGGTTCGCCTGATTTCGCTTTTTAAATAATTTTTATTACTGTTTTTAAGAGCCTCGGAGAATATAGCGTGAGTAGCCTCAATGAGCTTAGAGCTTCGAACGCTACGCCAAATTCCAAAAATAAAAGCCACATCCAAACAGCATTCCTCTTCTTTTATAAAAGAAAAACCCACAAGGGTGCCATCCTTTTCGGCTTTGTAAACGCTGTAAGAGCAAAAATCCTCGAAAGATGCCTTGATTTTATTATCTCTTAAAGTTTTAGACGCAAAAGAACAAAAATCATAAGGCTTAGATTTAATACAGAAATCATAAAAATAAGGCCACGCCTCTTTTGCCTGTTTTAGCTGTGTAATTTTCACTTCTTTTTTATATTATATTACATTGATGTGTAAATTAAAATATGGCGGCTGAAGGAAAAAACAAAGTGGCTAGTAGTCTACTCGACTTGCAATCCACCGCGATCTTGGAAATGTATAAAATTTTTCCAGATCGGATAAATAAACCCACTCTTTTCATAGGTATTCATGGTGGGAGTGTTTTTGATAAAGCTATTGTGTGGCAAGGAGTTCAGTATTTACCGATGTCCATTGAGGCTGAAGGGTTCGATATTCTAGCTGATGGCAAACTGGCGAGACCAAAGATAAGAGTAGCTAACAAAAACAATCTTATTACAAACCTTTTGCAAAACAACAATGACCTAGTTAACGCAAAAATAATCAGAAAAAAGGTTCAGGTAAAGTATTTAGATGATGAGAATTTTGACGGCGGGAACCCATTTGGAGAGGCAGACTCTAAAGCGGAACTAGCAGACGATACATGGTTAATGGGAAGAAAAACCCAAGAGTCAAAAATTTTGGTTGAGTTTGAATTGTCCTCTCCGTTAGATTTAGAAAACTTTTCTGTAAACCCTAGAGGGGTGGTATCCAAGTTCTGCTATTGGCAATATAGGGGAGAGGGTTGTCGTTATGCAGGTCTTCCTATTGAGAGAGACGATGGAGAAGTATTTAAAAATCAAGATGGAGATCCTGTAGTTCCCACTTGGCCCTCAAGTTATAAAGCAGAAGGGTCTCCTGTAACCTATGTTGCTGATCCTGACGCAATATGGCACGAGAATAGAATCTACGAAGAAGGAGACATCGTTTTTACAGAAAGCCCTACTATAAAGCTTTCTCCACCTGATGGAGCTGTCAACACAGAAGGATCGCCTTTGAGAACTTATTTTGTTTGTGTTAGTGGTGGCGATGCAAATAAAGGGCAACACCCAGAATGGAACCCCAGTTATTGGCAGAAAGACGGGTGCAGCAAAAGACTTAGTGCTTGTAAAAAAAGATTTAATACAGTTGATTTTGTTGAATTTGTTCAAGGACAGAACACCTTTTCAGGATTTAGCGGGGTAAAAATTACAGGAGTGTCAAGTTTAGACAATAGGGCTATTCCTACCCATACAGGATTGTTTCACAGCACCGACCCCGCAGTGACAGGTCATTTTGACAAGAATTGGACGATAGTAGGATGGGCGCATACTAACGGAGCAACCCCAAGGGGAGGAGGGATTTTATCTACCTCGATGGGCGACAAGGGTAATTGGCCTATTAGTAGATTTATAAATATAGGTAGAAAGCAAAGTCCTCGGATTGTTGCCAGTTTTTTGGGATGGGAGTTAAGCAGTAGCGAGGCCGCTGGCACTGCTTTTAGAGAAGTAGTTTTAAAAAACAACTTACAAACCAACGGGGAAGACAGAGAGTGGACAAGATATGTTATTACCAACAGCACAGGAACAGCGAATTTTATTAACGGAGAAGGGGACGACGAAGACACAATTATTAATTTTCATGTTAATGATAACAATATAGATCTGGGAGCTAATGACCCAGAAACTAGAAGGTTGTTGTCTCACAATTTTGGAAACTTTGCTAGCTGGGGAGAGAGGAAGGCCATGACATGGGACACTTATTCCAAAAAAGCCACCCCTCAAACTTTCATGTTGGGAGCGCAAGAGTATTCACAAAATACACAAGGTTATGAAACCAATGATGGTTTCTATACTACCTCTATGAATGGTATATTAGGTCCGTGGGCCGTGTGGAATAGGAACTTGAATCAAGAAGAGATCAGTTACCTTTATAAAACAATTCCCTCGCCTTATGGGGGGATAGAAAATACAGTAAGTTTTGTCCCGCGCCCTTACCATGAATGCACAGGAAGGATGAGCACTTTAACAGGGGGAACTGGTGATGGAATGCCAGCAGGAACAGCCCCCCTTCTTTACGGACAACATAGTTTGGTTGCGTGGTGGGATGGAAGCACGGGAAGCGCAGCAATTGGTAATGGTTTGCTTGATATTCACACAGGTGGAAATCACTTAACGGGAAGTGGAACCTTTAGCGGAGTAAGGGAAGACTATTATATGCCATCTTCGACTTCAGTAGCTAACCCAACCCCACCCAACCCTAGATATGGAGGATTCCCAGGAACAGATGGATTTAGTTATGGAAGAAACACAAGATTTTAAAAGAGCAAGTTCTGCAATAAAGCATATAAAGGAGCTATCTCACAAAAACTTTACAAGAGAAATTTGTGGATTCCTTGGCTATGACAGAAACTTAAAAAAGTATATTGTTCAGCTGGAAAATAATATTGCACACGACCCTTCTTCCTTTTTCCTGATAGACCCTCTTAATTATTTACTTTTTAAAGATAAGTATGCAATGATAGCTGTTTTTCATAGTCATGTAGTCGGCAACGAAGACGAATCAGAGTTTGATATAAAAATGGCAGACAACTGTTGTCATCCTTTTTTGATTTATAGCCTTAACACTAAAAAAATTAATATTTATACACCCAAAAACTCTGAAGTAGATGTAAATAAACTAGAGAGGATTAAGGCTGCATTATGACAACGGTAAAATTACATGGTATTTTGGCAACGGAATTTGGCAAAGTATTCAAAATGCAAATAGACAATCCTAAAAATGTCTTGGAGGCTATTGACTGCAATAGAAGTGGTTTTATTAGAAGGGTTATTGAACTCCAAAAAGACGGTTTTTGTTATGACATTATTATTAATAAAAATAAAATTGTTGATGGAAACCAAATGAATTCTCTTAAGAATCCCGAAACAATAGATTTGGTTCCCGCTATTGTGGGAAGCGGAATTGGCATGGCAGTTAGTGCAATAGTTAGCGCAATAGGTCTTACTGGACTACCAGCACTTATAGCAAAAGTAATTATATTTGCTGCTATCGCTTACGCCTTAACACCCAAACCAGAATTTGACCAATTAGAAATAGAGGCTGACGCTTCAAAAACATCACTTGTTTTTAGTAACACAGTAAACACCGCCAGTCAGGGTTCTTTGGTTCCCATAGGTTATGGTAGGTTGAAAGTGGGATCTCAGGTCGTTCAAGCCTCTGTTAAGTCATATCCACAATCTCAAACAACAGAACAGACTTTCTTGAGGAATTCTCCGCTTGGAGACAATGCCCTAATTACCAATCGCGCTCCTAACGCTAATACCCAGTAATGAGTCATATATTAAAAAAGGTAGGAATTGCAGGAGCGGGAGGCGGTGGAAAACCAAAACCCCCAATATATAGACCTCCACAACTAGGACAGCTTCAATATGGAGCTTCTTTTAGCTATTCTGAAACGTTAGACTTAATAAGTGACGGACCAATCGAAGGGTTAGTAAATAAAGATGGAAACATTGTAAGGGGTCTCAAAATATTACAAGGAATTTATTTAGATGATACAGCAGTCGCCGTTAGCGATAATAATAATATTGGTCAGACGACAGCTGAAATAGATCAATTAACTGCTGAACTGGGAGCAATGCCTCTGACTAGCACCTCTGCTCCAACCTTTTGTAAGAAATATTTTTTAGAACTTCAAAATGCCAGCACCAGAAGTGCGGCTGGAAGAATTACAGCGTTACGATATTCAGCTGCGGACGGATCAATAATAGCTTCAGAAATAACAGAATTACCCAACGTAAACCTTGTTTACATTCAAACCAGAAACAATTTTAGGGTAAATCAAACAGAGATAATTCAAGGAGAAGGAACTTATTATCCTACAAAAGCAGATAGATATGCCCTATTCATAAGAGCCTATCTAAAATACAGGCAATCTCTGGGAGCTGAGACTTTTGAATTCTTTTTAGATGGAAACAGAGTGACAGGGCTGAGTGATACAAACGCAGCATATAGAAACACCCATAAACTAAAAACTAACACAAGAGCTTGTTTCTGGACAGATAATACCACACTAGCAAATTCTAAATTTTTCTTTGGAGTTAATGTAAACGCCTTTGACCCTAACACTTGGGCGTGGGGTTTGGGAAATTTTGGCCCAGAATGGTGGGGGACAGCTCCAAACTGGGCAATAAATTCAAATACTATTAGGAACAATGATGCTGGAATTAGCGTCTTTCCTGATACTCACTTATTCGCAAATGAGTTCGCTAAAGAAGAGTTAGAAGCAATAAAGGCTTTATATGATGAAGCCAACGGTTTGACATCTCCCAATATTTATCAAAAAACGGTGGCTGAACAAGCTCTCGCTAGACTTGGTTGGACAGAAGACAGCTCGATAGCTGATTTGCTTAAGAATTTTTTAGGCCCAGCGGAGGTTGGGCCTATCATGGCTACGTGGGATAACCCATTTTGGTTTCAAGAGAGTGATGGACCCGCTTGGAACATACAGGGTGGGGGCAATATGCTGCAAGAAAACAGTCAGATAGGTTTTGTTATTTTAAAAGTGGAAAACACGGGTAATTCGAACCTAGATGATAACAGTATTGTAGATGACGGAAACGTTATAAATATGCAAAGCATTCTTGTGGGGGGGCTAAACGGGTATAATTTACAAAATTTATTGTCACAAAACCCAGCGTTTATGGACTACGTGGATGTTACCTGCCCCGAAGTCGATACTGATGGCAAAATGAATGGAAAAATGAGGGGTTTTGTCATCATAAAATTCAGAATAGACAAGGAACAGGAAAGGGTGCGTTTTGACACCAATTTCGATGGCACTGTCAATGAACTTGATAACTATGCTCCCCACGGAATGACTCACACTTTTAATGTTGACGGAGATTTAATAAACCTTTTGTCTGACATTTCGACCTTAACTTATACTTCAGTAGCAGATATGGAAGAGGTTGAGACTCAAGTAGAAGATGACTCAAGCACCGTTAATAGTTTTCCTATAACCAATTTAAAATATAATTACAGCAATGTAATGGCAGAGTTTAGACGGGGAGAAGAAAATCAAAGCCCGTTTAATTTCTTCAAAAGTATTTATATAGATCACATTTACAATAGGCAATTATTTGGGCCATTTGGAACCAAACGGGCCTCGATAGATAGAACACTAAACGCGCAAGTTAACGCTCCTCAAAGAATTTTTGCAAACTCTCTAATGCTCACAAGGTCACAAGTATTAGATCCTGTAGGAAGTGCGGGAAGCAGCAATGGTAAAAACTTCAACTTAGATATTGGTGAAGACAGCCTTCCTGTTAACGAAGGAAGCGATGACAATAGATATACGGGTCAAGACGGATCATACAGAAACTATTCTGAGTGGGGGAAAGATTCATTTGCACATTGGGACGAACAAGCTATCCCTGTTGTCCACACTGTTTATAATCCAAATGTAAAAAGTGCATTTATAACTTTGGACGTAACTTCTTTAAGAGACACACTTATTAAAGACGTTGAAAATGTTGATTTTACAGATGAGACGCTTAAGATAGGAACAACATTCCCTACTGTAGTAAACTTTAGAGTAGAAACGGGTAAAATTGGAAAGAACTCAGATGGGACAGACGGTCAGGAAATACCATACAGAACCTATGATTTTAAAATAGTAGCCTTAATTGAAGGAAACACTTTAATTGATATAGGGAATCCTGAACTAGACCCCAATACAGCAAGGCAGTTTATTACTCCACTTAGTTCAGTAAATCAAACATCTACAGTAAACACACCCTTTGAGTTGCCTCCAACAAAGATTACACAACAAGAAATTCTCTCAGCAGACGGGGAAAGAGGTATAGAAGCAGGAACAATCGAGGAAGACAGCACACAAAAAAGATATATTAAAGTAACTAAACTGTCTTATGAAACTAATTCTGTTCTTTTGTCTAAAGACATAAGTGTAAATAAAGTAACGGAAATTATTGATTGTAATCTAACTTATCCATTTGCTTCAATTATTGCTACAAAATTAGACTCTAGGTCTTTCTCAAGTATTCCTAGAAGAAGCTTTGACTGTAAGTTAAAAAAAGTAAAAGTTCCAAGTAATTACTTTCCTGAAAAAGTAAATGGAAAAGACAAGAGGTATTATCAAACACAAGGAGAATTCGATGATGCTCCTAAGGAAGACAAGTTAGTTTATAAAGGAGATTGGAACGGTGAGTTTCATGACACCTTAAAATGGACAGATAACCCCGCTTGGATTCTTTACGATTTATTAACTAACAACCGCTATGGTATGGGTTCTCATATTGACCCCACTACAATAAACAAATGGCAGTTATATAAAATAGGAAGGTTTTGTGATGCGGTGGATTCTAATGGATACTTTGAAGGAGTAACAGACGGCAGAGGTGGAAAGGAACCCCGTTTCTCTTGTAATATTGTATTTGATCAAGGACAGAAAATTTTTGATGCAATTAATACTATCTCCTCTCTGTTTAGAGGGCGCACCTTCTTTAATAGTTCAGAAATTAATTTTGTAGACGATAGGCCGCGAAACCCCGTTAATCTATTTACCAACGAATCAGTAAAAGACGGACTCTTCTATTATTCAAATAATCAAAGAGATCAACAGTTCAATACAATTGAAATTGGATTTAGGGATCGTTTTGATAACTTTAGTCCAAAGATTGAGGTTATTGAAGATGAAGCTGACATTATGCAGCGAGGAGTCTTTAAGAAGCGGATAGAGGGGATAGGAATAACTTCCAGATCAATGGCAAGAAGGGTGGGTCAACACCAAATATATTCCAACATTAAAGAGAACCAAAATGTAGCGTTTACAGCGGGACTAGAAACCCTTTTGTGTAGACCTGGAGATCTAGTAATTGTAGAGGACGAATTAAAAACAAATCACGCAAACTTCGGTAAAATTCTAAACGTAGACCTAGATGAAGAACAAATTAGAGTTTCTAATAAATTTATTACAGATGATTTTGATGGAAAATTAACTATTTATAATCCAACTGGAATAGATACAATTGGAGATATTGGTGATATAGCTACACTAAACAGAGAACGTTACTATAGCTTTGAGGTTACAGGTTTAGGCACTGATGCTTGGAGTAGCTATACGGGAGAATATGGTTTCTCGGGATATACTGAGGGTTACTCGGATGCCGTTGGGGGTATTGAAGGACAAAGTAAATTCCAACAATACGCTATGTATACTGGTGCAATAAGGACTGACGCTTCATATTTCGCCAGTGGAAACTTGCTTTACTTTGAAACTGGGGTTTCAGGCTGGGTATTTGGGTCTGGAAACGCAATAGAATTATATTCTGGAGATTTAATATCTAAATTAACTGGTGATCAAAGTCTGACAGCATTTAATACGGGAACAATAACAGAGATTGACATGACTGAGGCAAGTAAAAGAGCCACAGCAGGAGCAAAGAACCACTATCCATTTTCTGGAATAGACGAATCAACACTTCTCGTTGGGACGAGGGGGGTTCTGGAGTCAGAGGTTTCTGGAGTTACCCCCGAACAAATTACTGTTTTAAATGTTACAGGGGAAATTACAAACAAAAGCTACGGATGTTTGATTTCGGGATTTGATAGGCCAGAACTTCTTCCTTTTGTTAAATTAGGAAGCCCAACTAAATTTGAAATTAAGAATGCTAGCGAATTCGTTTACAAGGTAACCTCCATGAAAGAAGAGGCTGCTAATGAATATTTAGTAACCGCAACTAAATACGACACAGGTAAATTTAATTTAATTGAAAACCATGTAAGTGTCGAAGATAAGCCCAATACTTACAGCTACAAGGTTTCTCAAAGCGTTAATGGAGTCACATATTCTACGTTAGATACTCCAGAAATAAAGTCTTTAAATACAGGGATTCCCAACGCTGTTGACAATACTCTTAGTATTACAGGAATGTGGACAGATGTTGATAATAATACTGGATATAATGCTAGGTTAACCTTACCTAATGGATCACTCATATCATCAGGAAATGGACAATACGTTACAGGAATAGAGTTTACAGGACTAAATCAAGTAGGAGTGTATACATTAGAGGTTTGTGCTCTTGGTGACAATGTGGCAGCAGGAGGAAGCACAGCCTCATATTTTGATTCTCAATACGATTCATCTGGAATTTTTGTTCTTTACGATGAATTGGATGCATTCACTAAATCATTTGTAAATAACATACAGGTTTTATAAAATGGCTACTAACACCGCACCAGCAGGACTAAACGAATTATCTAAAACTCCAAGTGGCTCCTACACTTGGACTGTTAGTGGAAACATTAATATTAGTGGAGCCACTGGAGCAGGGGGCTACCTTAGAAATGACGCAGTTAATCTAGGTATTACAGGAATTGAGTTGTTTATGGTTGCGGGTTTAACGGGGGCTGCAATTCCCACTGGAATAACTACCCCAGCCTCAAATCATTACTACGCTACAGCATCAAAGGATTGGGGAGCTGGGGTTTGGGGACCAAGAGGAAATATTGATTATACTGCCGCAGTCGGTGGTGCCGATAGTCCACTACTACCTGACACGGAATATAGATACGCTTTATGCTTTAAAACTTTGGGTGGTGTTCAGGTGCTTTCAGGAAAGGCTAGGGATGGAACATCGGCCAGTGATCCTTTCTGTGAGTTTGTGTCTACCACTGTTGCTGAGTGGGATTTTGTTTCAGAATATACTATTGATCAAGACGACCTCACAACAACTGGTGAGGGAAGTGGGATTACCCATATGCCTGGAGGCTCAGTTGTAGTTAACAGTGTTTTTGTTGATAATCAGGGAAATCAAGCAGGAACCGCTGGTGCTTTTGCTGCTAGCCCAAGTCTTAGTGGTAATACCGTCAACCTGCGAGACAAAAACAGGGAGATGGTTTATTCGGGATATAAAGAAAACCACAATAGTCCTGTTTTGGCTATTCCACAAGAAGATTTGGTTGCATATTTAGGATCACCCACTCCAAACTTTTGTGTCGAGCAAGTAGTAACAGATATAAAAAGCGGACAAAACGTGTCCTTTATGGATATCCGTGGAAATTATCCAAGGATCGTAAAAATCTGGACAGAGGACAAAAATGGAACCAAGTTAAACGAAAGCTATAGAAACTTCGAACTCTTAGACACGGGAAACATTTCAAATGCAACCTATAGAGAAGACGCTATAAAATTTCAAAATAACCAAGTAATAAGCGATGTCGCACACTCGGGAGGTATTATTTTAACTTTTGCTTTCGAGCCTGATCAAACAGTGGTAACTAAAAGAGAAATAAATTTATTTACAGGTGATTCGGCTGAATCGGTTAATACTGATTATACTTCATGGGCAGGAACTGTGCCTCTTAATCAAACTGAAGTAGGACAAACTGTTAGGCTTACATCTACAGATGGATACCCCGAAGAGACAGATATATATTTTAAAGCTATAGTGGGTGGCTCCATTGGTTACTCTGAAGAAATATTTCAATTTGGACCATGTAAGATAGCTACCATTACTGGAGCAGAAAATTTGGACATGCATACTGTTGGAAACCAAACGCTTCAGGGTAGCCTTCTAATTAAAGACCCAGCCGATCCAACAGAGTCTACTTACGGTTTAAAAGTAACCGCCCACGACAGCGATCTTAAATTAGCAACCACTGATGGATATTCGATTGAATCGACAAAAAAATCCAGAATATCCTCTATTGATAGTCAAGGTTATTCGACAGCGATAGCCCTCTTAGGTGGGTCAGGAAATCTCATAACAGGAGACTATGATGTAATTGCGGGAGGAGCAACAGCAACAATATCAGGGGGAGATTATTGCTTTATTGGAGGAGGTTCTGGTGTTGATATCACAGGAAGTAATTATTCCTCAAGTGTTGGTGGGTATAATAATGATGTTAGAAAAAGCGACTATTCTGTTATAGCGGGAGGATATAGTAATCAATTAAATGATAATTGCGATACTTCTATAATTGGAGGCGGTTATACGAACCACATTAGCGGAACTAGTAATGCTTGTATTATAGCAGGAGGATACGGAAATAAGATTTCAGGAGCTGATGGATCAGCAATTGGTGGAGGAACAAATAATACAATCCAGAATGCTAATGTAGCCTTCATCGGCGCAGGAGGAACTAATGTTATAGAAAAAGGTTCTACATACTCCCAAATAGCAGGGGGGTTAGGACATAAGGTTTCAGGAACAAATTCTGCCATATTGG